CTGACGCTTAGTTCTAAAATGGTTCAATCGGCAGCTGCTGACGCCGCCGAACCGTTTTGGAACAAGATCCTTAACATTGAGTCGGTGATGTGGCAACCAGTCCAACTGACCTATACGCCGACCGGGTGCGCTCAACAAACCAAAATGTCGGTCATTGCTAGTCGCCGTATTTCGGCTACACCGTCGGACTGTCAAGTAACGTTAGGTTTGTTACCCGCATACCAGTATCAGAGTTTCATTTTGGACGACACATATTTAGGGATACTTGACAGTAGTCGAGTCGCATAAAGGAGAATTATGGCAACGCAATGGACAGCAGGGACGACTAGCGGACAGGTGTTGACGGCGGCGACTCTTAACACCATCGGGGCTGTTGCGGAGGGTTACACGCCAGCACTTACGGCGGTAACTACAAACCCGACTTTAGGCACGGGAAGTTTTCAAGACGCCAGATACCAATTAATTCAAAAACGGGCATTTGTTGAAGGTGCAATCTTTTTTGGTTCATCAGGTGCAGCTGCAGGGACGGGCGCATATCGAATCAGTGTCCCATCAGCCATCTCAATCAGAAGCAATAACTCGCCTATTGGTTACGGTCTTTTTTATGACTCTTCGGCAGGCTTTACTTTTTACCCAATGCAAGCGTTCTACATTTCGGCGACAACTTTTAGCCTTGTAGTTGCGTCACCTGCTTACACTGCTGCAAGCGTGCTTTCGTCCACTGTTCCAGTAGTGCCAGCAAACTCTGACCAAATCCGTTTTACTCTTTGCTACGAGGTGGCATGATGAACCTATCGCACGAACTTGACCCCGACGAAGTACCAGCCGAATGGTGGGCCGAAAGAATGCGCAACCATCGTGACCGTCTACTGAAAGAATCCGACTGGACACAAGTCGCAGACGCACCCGTAGACCGTGAAGCATGGGCAACATACCGCCAAGCCCTCAGGGACTTCCCAGCAACATGGACCGCAGGACCCGAAGCCGAGTTCCCCGATACACCATGAAAACGCTCGCCGTGATCGCAGCTCTTGCAGTCGTCCTCATGTTCGTCGTCACAGGGTGTAGCGACCGCACTCGAAACAACTGCGAAACCCAACCCACAGCGCCCAGATGTGACACCTCAACAGGAGCAACCACACCGTGAAGAAATACACCAACTCCGAAATTAAAGCGCGCCTGGTACTTATGGTCGGATTTGCATTGTCGCTGACATTCATTATGAGTATCGGAATGATCCTCTACTCACTCGCGTTCGTCGTACAGCCCTTGGAAGTGTCACCCAACGACTCCAAAGCGTGGGAAGTGCTCTCCAGCGTTCTACTGGTTTTGGCTGGTGCGTTGACAGGATTACTGGCCAGTAACGGCCTCAAAGACAAGGGACAAAACCAAGATGACTGACTACCCGGTACTACCCCTGATCATGCCGACCGACCTAGAAGGTCAAAAGAACGGCGAAATCAAACCAGCCCTATTACGCGACATCAAAGCCCCAAACGGCAAACTGCACAGCCTCGCGGCTACCGCATGGAACGCGCTACAGCTCGCCGCGTATTTTGACGGAATAGAACTTAAGCACGTTGGCGCATATCGCCCACTAGCCCAACAAACCGCCCTGTTTAATGAACGGTACGAAGCCAAACCCAACTTTCGTAAACCTCAAGTCACCCGCAAATACAACGGTCAAGTTTGGTTCCTGAAACAAGGGTTTGCCCCAGCAGGAACACCCGGTACAAGCAACCACGGCTGGGGACTCGCCATAGATGTCGCGTCAGCTTCAGGCAAACGACTTGAATGGTTACTAGGCGACGGCTTCTCCACCAGCAACGCGCTCAAATTTGGGTTCTCATGGGAAGTCAAAAACGGTGCTAACGCAGAAGCGTGGCATATCCGATACGTCTGCGGAGACAACCTGCCACAAGCCGTCCTAGATGCCATAGCGGCTTTTCCTACACTCGACGTGCGGTGACTTGACATTTGGTCTGGGAGTCGGTCTAATGACTGGCAACCAAGTGCGTCCCGTAATAGCGGGACCCCGACCGCAGGAGGAAACAATGCAACCATCCCTTTTTGACGTTCTCGCTGTTCCAGCCGAGAAACTTAAATACGAAGCCTTTAAAGAGGCAAACCCGTGGGTCATGCCCGCACTACTGCAGATGGTCTACAAGCTGCACATCCAAGGGCACACGCACTACGGCATCGCGGCCCTTGTCGAAGTCTTGCGATATCAACACGCAACTACAAACGACCCGACCAGCGAATTTAAATTTAACAACAACTATCGCGCTTTTATGGCCCGTGAAATTATGCAAGAAAACCCAATATTTGAAGGCTTTTTCAGCACCCGCAAATCAGTTGCGGACCTATCAGAGGACTACTAAATGAACCTTAAACGACTTACCTTTTTAGCCTTAGGCACTTACGCAATGTTAGCAATCTGGGCGATCACAGACGTCCAAGAATCGTCACCGACGCTTACTATTGCGCCCCGGCAAACGATCACATTGCAGGACCTGACACCTCAGCAACTTGCCGACCGCGCAGAGGAACTACTAGCAACAACCACAACCAGCACCAGCACGACCGTCCTAGCGTCACCACGAATCGCAGAAGTACCACTCGAAACCAAATGCCAAGAATGGTTCCCTGAAGCGATCTCGGTCGGTTGGCCCAACAACACCGAGACACTGCAAAAACTCGGTCGCCTGCTCTGGAAAGAAACCCGATGCCTAAACATCACACCAATGTCCAGTGACCCCGAATTAGCAGACCGTTTCAACGGCCACGACCACGGCGTCGCGCAGATCAACGAGATCCATACCAAGTACGTTGAGCAAGTGTTCAATATGCCGTTTGCTGAAGCCATGTCTGACCCAACCCTCAACCTCAGATTCGCCTACCTGCTTTATTCTGATATTGCCGAGGGTGGCGGATGCGGATGGAAACCTTGGCGACTGTGCTAGACCGCTGGTGGGATCACGCAGCTTGTCGAGGCATGGATCTCAACCTGTTCATTTTTGAACCGGGCGAACGGTACTCACGCAAGAAAATTGCTGAAGCAAAAGCCGTTTGCGCGACTTGCATCGTAAGGCCGTCTTGCCTAGCCGAGTCCCTCAAATATTCCACGACCCAACTTGAGTGTTACGGCATTTGGGGGGGTCTCACATGGAAAGAACGACGCCAACTACAATCCGACACAAACCCAGCGACACCGCTGGTGTACCGTGACGGCAAATACCGACAAATCAAGGAGCCCCGACCATGAACCAACAGTTAGCGGACATGACCGCTGCGATCGCTAAAGCTGAGATTGCTATGAAAGCAGCCGCTTGGCAGTTAGACGCCCAAAAGACTGATATTGAGATGTTGCGTAAGGCGCTGTTTGAGTTGGCTTATGTTGCCGAGGAAAACGGCATTTATCTGTCCAACCTCACCCGGTCAACTCAAGATGCGATCGTGGCTATGCGTTTGGGCGGTTTCAAGTGAACTGCAACATTTGCGCGTCAGGTTTTAATTCGGCTGATATGCGAATGCGTACAGAGTTGCGAGGCATCTGTCTCAAATGCGCTGAAGAGTTTGGCTTCAAAGGAATGACAGTTGAGGAAACTGCTCGCTGTGTCTCAATGATTCGAGTCGTTAATCAACTCAAAAACCAAACGCCTGCACAGGCCCGACATTTAAAGGACATGGAATCATGAGTTTTAACCCAGCCGACTACGCATCAGTACAAGAACGCCTCCCACTGTTCTGGAAAGACTGCCCACGCGGACGCATCGTCACCGAAATCATTGTGGACGACGGCACTCGAATCGTGATGAAAGCATCGTTATATGCCGACATCGCTGACCCGGTACCGACAACGACAGGGTTTGCTGAAGAAGTCCGAGGCTCGTCAATGGTTAACAAAACCAGTGCGTTAGAAAACTGTGAGACTTCGGCCGCTGGACGCGCACTTGCGAATTACCAGTATCAGGGCTCTAACAAACGTGCTTCACTAGAGGAAATCGTTAAGGTGTACCGTCAAGGCGGAGAAGTAGCACCAACAAGCCAAACAGCGACAAACAACGACACATTAGCTGCACCGTTTGAACTGCACCACATGGGCAGAAAAGCCCCGGCACGAAACCAAACTTTGGGTTCAAGTGGTGAACCGCCGACCGCCAAGCAGTTGGGGATGCTTCGAGCCAAAAACTGGGAGGGTGCAGTCCCTGAAACTAAGCGTGAAGCGTCCGAACTCATTGATCGGCTAATAAACGGTGGCTGAAATATTAGAAGCCGATTTCCAAAAGACCGTTATAACATTGGCTAAATTGCATGGTTGGCGCGTCATGCACACACACCCAGCCCTAGTCCGACCGGGCAAATGGATCACACCCAACACAGGCAACCAAGGATTCCCCGACCTAGTGATGACCCACCCTTTTCGAGGCACCATCTTTGTTGAATTAAAAGGTCCCAAAGGTGTCGTCAGTAATTTGCAATGGGACTGGATCAACGCGCTTGAAGACTCGGGCGAAGAAGTCCACGTTTGGCGGCCCAAAGACCTAGACAAAATCAGCGACCGACTAGCAAGGAAACCCAACGATGACTGAGTTCATGCAACCAATCAACCCAATGCGGATTACTACAGGAAGCGACGAATGGTCATTTAAAACCCCAGTGTTTGCAATCGCCGTACAGGATGAGAAAGTTACCTTTCTGACAATCAACGGCTACTTTTACCCACCCGAAAAGATCAAGTTCGCCGAGATGAACATTAACGGCCAATGGGTTGCACTCGAATCCCACAAACACCCAACCGTTAACCCTGCTTGATATCCACAGGGGAGCGCGTCTAGCCTCCCATCACAACTGACACCATCAGCTCCTAACGAGAGGAGCATTAGCCCTTGCAGGAATCTGACCCCTGCTCTGGGAACACTCGGTAACGAGGGTAGACGGTCACGCCTAGTGACCGATCAGCGTTCAAACGTACATTGCGAATGGTTGTCCACCGAACACAAATAGACAGGCTCCCATGGGCTACTTGCCCTAAATAGTGGGGGACACAAACCACACGCGCAACCCATGACAAACGACGACAACCGAGCGAGTGCCCTTCTCGCTTGGGCGTCAGCATCACTTGACCTTGACCTATGCTCTTGACATGAGCGGTAACCCCATTTACGGAACCAAACAATGGAAACAACTACGGGCCCAAGTCATCCAAGACGAACCCGTATGCCATTGGTGCAGGCGAAAACCCTCCACACAAGCAGACCACGTCATAGAAGTCGACGCCGGCATAGACCCATATGACAGAACCAACATTGTCGGATCATGCGCCAGTTGCAACGCCAGCCGAGGCGCCACATACGTCAACCGCAAAACCGCCGCTCGAATACAAAACCGCAACAACGCAACCAACGGAACAACCAAACCATCCGAAAAAAGAAAAACGGAACAACCGTTTTCTTTTTTAGACAAACAGTCCAC